ATCTCAAAACATTTGCGAAGAGGTTCGGATAATGTCAAAACTATTTGAAGCTATGACCGATATCAAGTTAACTACTGAAAACATTCAGAAAGTTATTAAAATGTTTCCGAGGGATAACGATTGGAAGAAACTGATAACCAAACATCGTAAAGACATTGACGCTCTTCGAAGAGGTAAAGATTTACCAAGTAAAGTCGAAGATGAGCTATTTAATTGGGCATTGGATAACGGCGAAATCAAAACTGACGACGTCGAAGAATTAGAAGATTTCATTGATAGTATTATGAATGAAGGAACCTATGAAATTGCTGAATCGGTACCAAAAGCTGTTCAAGGTTTAAATGATCTTAGTAACAAAATGAAAGGCCAAGATAAAAGAGACATAGGACGTATCCAAAGGCTATATAAATCTGGTAATAAGAAAGCATTCCAAGCTGCTATAAGATCATTGGATACAGACCTTAGAGATCAGGTTAAGGATATTTTTGATGCGTTAGATATGGTTAAGAACGGTGTTATTGAATCAGTTAACGAAGCAAAAAAATTAGGCAGCCGAGTAAAAATTACTAAAGGTCGCTTTGCTGGAAAAGAAGGCATCATTAGACAAATCGACAATGGCAGGTTTAAAGGCGCTGATAAGTCCTTCGATATTGATTTAGATAATGGTAAGGAAGCCAATGGAGTTCCTGGAAAGGATATCAAAATAGTTAAAGAATCAGTTGATCTTGACGAAGGCAAAATGAAAGAATTCCATGATATGGTAAAGAAAGGTATGACTGCCGAGCAAATATCTAAGAAGATCGGAATTGATGTTAAAGCAATTAAAGACTTTATGAAAGATATGGATTAATGAAAACATTTAAACAGTATTGTGAAGCAGACGGCTGTTGGTCTGGATATAAACAAGTTGGAATGAAAAAGAAGAACGGTAAAGACGTTCCAAATTGTGTACCGGAATCCAAGGAGCTTGAAGAATTGAACACGAATCAATTAATTAAGAAGTTAGCTGCTGATACAATATTCAAAAAGAAATATACTGCGGCTGTTGCCAAAGTAAAAGAAATCATGTTTAAACACGGACCTAAGCCAAGACATGGTAAAGAATACTACTCAGGCAAGATTGCTCAACAATTTGGATTAGACCCACATGTTTTAGCATTGCTTGTTGATGAACAGTTATCAGAAGGTTCAGAATCATGGGATGACGGCTATGAACGTCGAGTTGTTAAAACAACAAAGCCAGAACATAAGGCTGATGGCTACGAATGGCGTATCAAAGGCAAAGATAAAGATAACCTATCAATAAAATTATATAAAACTAAACCCGACCAAGCAGAATTTGAAAAACAAATGAAGCGAGTCGCTGGACATGAATTCGGAGGATAAAATGTCAAAGGAATTAACAAGGCAAGAAAGATTAGACGCAGAGATTAAGAAAAGTCTTGACGCGAGAACAAAAGAATTTAAAGAAAAAATCAATAAGCTAACTTATGAAAAAATTAAGCAAGCTTTAGTACCTTCAAAGGAACCATTAAAAGGTTATCCGCACAATGAAGAAGTTACTATTTCAATGGACGAATCCGTTAACGAAGCGGTTAGAGCTGGTTCAGGCAAAGGTCTAGCAGATATTGATTACGTAGGTGATAAAAATTTAACAAGCAAGATTGAAAAAGCTTTCGGAGTTAAGATTAAGCCGACAGGCAGGACTACTGCTGATGTTTCTGGTACTAAAGGCAATATTCTAAATTTTTTACGAAAGCATTACTTCTACGATGATTCTGAAGTAAAAGATCTTTTTCCTGAACTATTAGAAGACAAAGATCTAGAAGAATTTGGTACTCCTGGTATGTCAGCAGCCGATAAGGCTAATCTTCGTCGTAGGATTGCAGATAAGCGTAAAAAGTAGTTGACATTTAGTCACAGAGTTGATATAATAATATAATGAAGACCATATCCGAATACAGAGTTACTCCTCTTGAAGAAAACACTGAGGTAATCGAATTTGATGACTTGCATGTCGTTGTCTTGGGAACAGGCGATGGAGACGGTACGTTTGCTGGTTTAATGGAAGAAGTTACAGTCAAGCGTAATATTAAATACGATTTCATAGATGTTAAGAAAGCATGGATTGCCGATTCAGATATTGAAATTGGTAATGTTAAGATTCGTAATATTAACGGTAAGAATAAAGACTGTAAAATAGAAATGCATAATTCTATTATATTTGTTAGAGCAGGAGCTATTGAAACACTATCATCACAATCAATGGTTTCTTCTTTACAAGATATAGGTTTCTTAGTTGTTAACGATCTTGATTCTATGTTAGTCTGTGATAACAAAATGTCCAACGCATTATTGTTAGGTCGAAACAATATACCAATTCCAAGAACATCAAGTGTACCAAACGAAGAATCAATTGAAGATGCACATCAACGTGTAGGTGGAAAGTTTCCTGTTATTATTAAAACACTAAAAGGAACTCAAGGCGTTGGCGTAATGAAGATTGATAGTATGTCATCTCTAACAGGTGTATGTCAATCATTATGGAAATACGATGCTGATTTATTAATACAAGAATTCTTTGAAATGAAATCAGATATACGTACATTAGTTATTGGTGGTAAAATACTTGCCTCGGCTGAAAGAATACAACCAACAGATAATAAAGATTTTAGAAATAACGTTCACCAAGGTGCTACAACAGAACCTTACGATTTATCAAAGAAAGAGATAGATGTAATTAAAGCAGCAGCACGAGCAAGTGGCGCAATGTATTGTGGAGTAGATCACTTTGTTGATAAGAAAGGCAATCCTTATATTATTGAAGTAAATGGTTCTCCAGGTATTCGTTCTCACTTTGAAGGATATGATCCTTGGACAGAAGAAAAGCTTGGTAAGATATCTGATAAAGAAGTATTGGAACGTATTATACAATTCTTTTCTAAAGATGTCAATAGAAGACCAGTATTTAGACAAGAAGCGGGTTATATAGAAACAATAATATTTGAAGGTATGGAAAAGAATCCAGTACGTGCAAAGTTTGACACGGGTAATAGTGCAAAGGCAAGTATGTTACATGTTGATAAATTAGAAGTAAAAGGTAAAAAGGTTGCGTGGGAAAAGAACGGATATAAATTCGAAGATGAATTATTGTATATCTCAAGACCAATGCGTGGTCAAAAAGCGTTTGACGAAAGACCTGTTATCGAACACAATATAACTTTTAATAATAAGAAACATATTGCTGAGATTGCTTTATCATTAAAAGATACTGCGTCAGAGATGTTAGTGAATCGTAAACTAATGACAAAGTTCAAAGTTGCGGTGAATCCTAACAGGCGATTTATACTCAGTAATAAAACAGAACGCAACGATAAGAGTGATCACTAATGCAATCATTAAAACAATTTATAGCAGAAGCAAAAATATTAAAAGGTTCTGAAGTTAAATTCAAACCAAAGTTTGCTGAATCACCAGCAGAAGCAAAGCTTGTGTTTATTGTAATGGATCTACGTGGTCCTCGAGTTCTAATTGCCCCAAAAGTATGGAAGAGTGGTATTGCACCAACTGAGTCCGTTTCAATTAATACTATAGAGTTGGCCAAATGAAAAAGTTTACAGAATGGAAACATGAAGGATTTGGTTTATACGAAGGCGTTACTGTTCCTTTAGAACAACCTCTTATTGAGTTTGATAATTCAATGGGATTACTTGCAGCAGAAAAAGAACCAGAATTAAACAGTCCTAAGCGTTCAAGTGGAGATAAGAAGTATGTTGTTTATGTACGAAACCCTGACACAGGAAACGTTAAAAAGATTGAGTTCGGCGATGAAAAGGGTGGGCTCACTGCTAAGATTAATGACAGAGATGCAGCAAAGAACTTTGCATCCCGACACAATTGCGATACTAAAACAGATAAGATGTCTGCAGGATACTGGGCATGTAGATTACCTAAATATGCTGCCGGTCTCGGACTCAAAGGTGGCGGCAGTTATTTCTGGTAAACCATATACGGATCTTGGTGATATACGTACATTTGATATTAATGAAGACCAAGCAGAATTTGTTTGGCATAAAGATAAAGAAGACCGCATGGTTGAAGTAATATCAGGAAATGGTTGGCAATTCCAACCCGAAAACTGTTTACCATTATTATTAGAGCCAGGAATAAGATTTAAGATTGAAGAAGGTGAATACCACAGATTAATTAAAGGTATTGACAATTTGCAGATTCGGATAACGAAACTGTTATAAATAAACATAGAACATATAAATTAAATAGGAGTTGAGAGATGGATTGGAAACAAGTTATTGAAAGCAAGATTGACGATAAGATGTCAGCTGCTGTTCAAAAGAAATTGGAAGGTGTTAGTGAAAGAACTGTTGAAGAAGAAAACGCATATCAAGAATTCTTTCAAAAGGCGCTTAAAAAGTTTGGAGTCGAATCACCAGCAGAGCTAGAAGACGATGCAGCGAAGAAGAAATTCTTTGATTACATCGATGCTAACTGGAAAGGAGATGACGAAAAGGCTGAGGATACTGAAGCTCAGGATTCTATCAAGCCTTCAAAGAAAAAGGATTTGGCTGCTAGCAATTGCGGTAGTTAAGTCATTATATTATAGGAGTAAATTATGTTTTTGATTGAATGGATTAAAGGCTTATTTTCGGATAAAGATATCCCAACTCCTGCTAAAGTAGACACAGTGAAGGAGCCAAAAAAGGTTCCTACAGCTAAGAGTCCTCAAGTTACTAAAAAAGTAACTAAAGCCGAGTTAGGTAAACTAACAAAAGCTGGACTTGAAGAAGCTGGTCGTAAAGCAGGCATTGAGTTAGATAAACGAAAAAAGAAAGCCGATTTAGTTAATGAACTTTATAAAGTTTTAAAATAATAAAAATAATAGGAGAATAACAATGGCACTATGGGGAAAAACAGACGCTGCAGCTAGCGTACCAAAGTGGCTCGAAACCGCAGCAGGAAATACTAATAAGTCTAATGATGAAGACAATGCAGTATTCGTTGACTTAACAGAAGCAGGTATTGCTGCTAACAGAGCTAAAGGTCTTAAAGGACCAGGTTGGTGGTTATATCATACATCCAACAGCCGTCATTTTGCGGAATGCTTAGTTCCGATGAAAGTTACAGCAGCATCTGCTGGTGACTTAGGTGTTGATGGTACAGGCGATGACGCAATCGTAGTGGATAGAACCATTACAATTGGTACTCAGCCTCTACAATCTGCTGCTACCGTTGATATTGCTGGATCTGCTGCAATGACCTTAGTTGTCGCTGCTGCTGCCGTACCTGCTCAAGCAGTTACATTCCAATGGCAATATAAGGTAGGCGCTGGGTCATTCACTAACGTAGCATTGTCTTCAACTGCAGCAACTCTAGAAATTGCTTCTACAGAAACTGCTGAGTACGTTGCTGGTAACTTGTTCAGATGTGTTGTTAGTACCGCAGGTGCTGTTGATGCAATCTCTGATAGCGTTACGTTGACTCAATCTGCTTAATAACAGAAACTTTATATTATGATATTGACAGAGGCAACCTTTCTGCTATATGCGATGAAACACTATGACAACCCTCAGTGTACTGAGATGTCAGAGTTCGAAGAGGATATTAAGAGATTTCAATATCTCCGCAAACTCTTTAGTCGATATAGACAAGATGAAGATCTGAAGGAAAGGTTAATTCTAAACCATCTCATTGTTATATTCAATGTGTTTGGTCCACAGGCGACGAATATGCTTTTCATGCGATTACATGAGTATCACGAATATTTAAAACCATTCGTACTATATTTGAATTATATGCCAGAACTGTTAGTATACGATGATATGGCGGTAAACGCAGACTCTATTAATGGGGATCTGTTTATCGAAACAAGGCTTAGGGAAATTTAAATGGTAGTAGATCTATTTTTAGTTTTTAATTTCATAAAGCGGCTAGTTACGCCCTTTACGAAGTGGGAAGCATATAAAGAAGGAATTATTGATGAGAAGGGAAATATCCTAATCAAACGTAAAGACTTCGTAAAGAATAGTCAGAAATCTGCGTTTGGTATTTTTGACCAAATGATATTGAATCTTAAAAAGCTTCTCGGTAAACTACCAGGCGGACAAACTAAACTTGCGTCTTACGCTTCAGCCTTATGGTTGATACGTGAACAACAAAGAATCGAAGCTACTAACTATTTAACAGAGGAATCTGTTGAAGAAGATTTAGAAGTTGCACTAGAAAGGTTTCTATCTGAAAACGAAACGTTAATTGCTGAAGCAGCAAAACGCGAGATTGACGAAGAACCTGCCAATGCAGTCGGTGGCGGTAACATTGCCGGTTTAGGAATTGGACCTGACGGCGAACCTGGTGTTTCTAAAAAGAATCAAAAGAAACATAAGAAACGTATTCGAGATATTATGGGTACGGCCAAAATGGAAGATGCTGTTGGTCAGGCTAACCTTAAAGCAAGACAAGCGGCTGAACTTGATAATTTAAAAGATCGTCAAGATAAAGATAAGGAAAGAACTAAACTCAAACATGCTGCAGAGGCTGAACGCCAGAAGGCAGCTGATGAAGTAGATAAAGATCGTGAAAAGCGCAAGCAAGAACGCGACAAAGAACGCGAAGCCGCTAAACAAAAAATGGCTTCTAATTAAAGGAATAGTAAAATGAAATCATTCAGGCAATATAACGAAGAAGTTGTAATCGAAGGTGTTAAAGATCTAAAGAATTATAAAGATCGTAATCGCCGTGGTGAAGCTGCGTTAAATATCGAAGTTAAAAAGGGTAATTCCAATAATAAGTTCGATGACAATTTTGGCTTTACACAAAGTGAAATGGATACAATGGATAAGCTAATAGCTCAGTAACAAAAGTTACAACATCAGACACCGCGGTTGATATTACATTATGGGGATATGAATATGCAGGTGGCGATAATTACTATGCAAATAATATTCAAGATTACGCAGAGAGTCAAGTTGAGTCCTTATTACAATTTCAAGGAACAACTTCAGTAGATATATCTACGTTATCATAAAGAGGAAAAAAAATGTTTTGGAATAAAGATATTGATGTAGATCAATTGAGAGAACAACTAACAATTGATGAAGGAAAGGTAAATGAAATTTATCATGACCATCTTGGTTATGCTACTTTTGGCATCGGGCATCTTGTGCTTGATTCTGATCCGGAAAATGGACAAGATGTTGGAACACCAGTATCAGAAGAAAGAGTAGTTGAATGTTTTGCTAAGGATGTAGAAACTGTAGTTGCTGACTGTAAAATATTACATGAAGGCTGGGATGACTACCCTCAAGAAGTCAAACAAGTTGTAGCCAATATGATGTTTAATATGGGTCGCACAAGATTATCAAAATTCAAGAATCACAATAAAGCATTGGTTGCTGGTGATTGGAAACAAGCCGCAATTGAGGGTAGAGATTCTCAATGGCACAGACAAGTTACTAACCGAGCCGAGAGATTAATGGTTCGTTTAGAAAATGTATAAATAAATTTACTAACAATATAATATGGAGAAAACAACATGCCAGTAAATGACATTATTCAACAAGCGTTGGACAACAACCCACTTAACCTAAAGAAGTCTTTCGACGACGAAATGACAACTCGCGTAAGGTCTGCTTTAAATCAGAAATATCAAGATATGACTGATGAGCATCCTGAAGTTGCCGAAGTCGAAGCAATGGGTTCTGAAGATACTTTTGACGAAGTCGATGTACATTCAGGTCAAGCAGTAGAGTCAGTAGAAACCCCGAAAGAAGACTAATATGTTTAACCAATTGTTCATAGGAATCATATTGGTGCTCAGTCTAGGTGGCTATTGGTTATACTCAGAAAACCAAACTCTTAAGATAAACAATTCAAAATTGGAAGGCGCAGTAGCAGAACAAAAAGCTGCTATTGTTGCTATCCAAGAATCGTTTGCGAAACAAGGTAAATCTTTACAGAACCTTCAACGTAATTATAATCAAATAGAACAAGAGAAAGATCAATACCTTGCTATATTTGCTAAGCACAACCTAGATAAGCTTGCCCTTGCTAAGCCTGGGCTAATTGAACTGAGAATTAACAATGGAACGGCAACAGTATTTGGAGATATAGAGAATGACAGCAAAGCTATTAGCGAGCTTGACGCTCCTGACGTTCCTTAGCGGTTGTAGTACCCTACAGAATGTCTTTGGTTCAAAAGAAGTCGAGATTATTACAAAACCTATAAAGATCGAAATCTTACAGCCTACACTACCACGACCTATCGAATTAGATAATCCTAAGTGGTATGTTGTATCAGAAGCTATTGTTACAAACCCTTGCCAAAAGCAAATGAAACTCGACGAGAACGGGAATCATATTGTTAAAGAAGACGGCACTCACCAAACATTCAGACCAAAGACTTGTGATCTTTTAGAGCGCGACAATCCTTCATGGCCTGTAGGTTATACTTACCTTGATAGATTCCTCGACGAAATGAAAAAGTTGAATGGAGGCGATGTAGTGTTTATTGCAGCGACCATTGGAGACTATGAGCTGATGTCGAAGAATACGCAAGAACTCCGCCGATACATTCGTGAATTGGGCGAAGTCATTGTTTATTATAGAAACGTGACAATCGACGACGAACTTGCATCTGGAATCCAAGTTGAGAAAAAATAAATTCTATTTAACTCTGAATAATAGCATATCAACCCTAGCCTATTGATAAATAACTGTTGACATATCATGCTTGGCATGTTATAATAACAATTAAGGAATACACAAATGCCTGACGAATTAAACGTCGTAAAGACTGATGTCGCGTTAATTAAAAAAGATATAAAACAGATCGGCCGATTCTTCGACAAGGTCGACAACGCAGTAGACGCGATGGCAGGTATTCAAAAGTCCTTGGCAGTTCAACACCAGATCATTACAAACTTTAATGATAAGCTTGAACAGCAAGCAGCGCTCGTTGAAGAGAATAAAATACTCGACAAAGAACGTTCTGCTGTATTAGGTGATAGAATGGAAGTATATCGTCGTTCGTCAAAAGAAGATCATCAACGTATACATGATCAGAATCAAGCTCACCGCAAAGAGCGTAACGAAGAAATCATAAAAGAGTTAAAACACATTGATGGCAAGGTTGATAAACGCCTTACAGTAATAGAAACAAAGTTAGCCACTGTTGAGAGGTGGAAGTATTACATGATGGGTATATCTGCTGCTGTTATCTTCATCATATCAAAATTGGATTTAAAATCATTTATTGGTTGACAGCGTGCTAAAAATTTGTTATAATAGATTCTAATAACAGATATTTTGGATTTTATATATTATGCTTGACTTTGTTGATATTCAGTACGCCCAGCATCTATCCGGTAGGCTGGACCGGTATCGTATAAAACACACAAACCCTTATAAGATTAACTTTCGTTGTCCGTTATGCGGCGACTCAAAAAAGAACCGATCCAAAGCTCGAGGTTGGTTGCTTGAAAAAGAGAATAAGTTATTCTACTTCTGCCATAATTGTGGTGCAAGCCACGCCTTCGCTAATTTTCTCAAAGTAATCGACCCTTTGGCATACAACGATTATGTCGCCGAAAAATATATTGGTAAGGCAAATAATACTCTTACAGCGGTGGCATCAACTCTAGAGACCACTAAATTTGAACAACCAAAATTCTCTCATACGGAAAGGCTAAAAAAATTAAAAAAAGTTAGCCAGCTTGATCATTCCCACCCAGTAAAGAAATATATAGATAAAAGGACTATTCCTTCTAAGCATCATTATAGACTTTACTTTGCTCCCAAGTTTATGGAATGGGTTAATTCAATCATTCCAAACAAGTTTGACAATATAAAGAAAGATGAGCCTCGCTTAGTAATACCTTTTTTAGATAAGGAAGGTACTTGTTTTGGTGTCGCGGCAAGGAGCATGGATCCTGATGCTTACCTGCGATATATAAGTATTATGTTTGACGACGTACCTAAGATCTTCGGACTCGACAAAGTAAACTTTAATGAAAAGTATTATGTCGTTGAAGGAGCATTGGATAGTATGTTTTTATCTAATGCTGTTGCCATGGCAGGTGCTGATGGTGGTACTGCCGCGCTTCGCTGCGTGGAAAATGCAGTCTTTGTGTTTGACGCTGAACCTCGGAATAAAGAGATTCATAACAGGATGGCAAAGATTATTGATAACGGTCATAGTATTGTAATATGGCCAAACGATGTACCTGGGAAGGACATCAATGAAATGGTTCTCGATGGAAGTATATCTTGTGTTGAGAGTCTAATGAGAACAATTACATATAAAGGTTTAGAAGCAAAATTAAAATTTCAACAATGGAAGAGGACATAGTATATAATGAAGGTTAAATTGATTTCTCACAGTCAAGTACAAGATCTCGTTGGATCCCCAAAAGAAGATCTTAAAAATGATTCGTCACTGTTAGGTTTAGTGGCTTATTGCGCAAGAGTAAGTAATCCTAGTAATCAAAACAATACAGAAACAAATAGTAAGCTTGTCAATTATTTGGTGAAGCATAAACATTGGTCACCTTTAGAAATGGTTAGTGTTTGTTTAGAAATAGAAACAACAAGAGATATAGCTCGTCAGTTAATAAGACATCGTAGTTTCTCCTTCCAAGAATTTAGCCAACGATACGCAAACCCTCTTGAAGATTTAGAGATGGTAACTCGTGAGGCAAGATTCCAAGATCCAAAGAATCGTCAGAACAGTGTCGCAATTGATACAACTGATGAAAAGCAAAGAAGAATAGCAGAAGATTGGAATATGAAACAAATGGCATTCATGAGACAATCAAAAGATCTATACCAATGGGCAATTGACTCAGGTATAGCAAAAGAACAGGCAAGGGCTGTTTTACCAGAAGGTAATACAGTTTCAAGATTATATGTTAACGGTACATTACGATCATGGATTCATTATATTGAATTACGATCTGGAAATGGAACTCAACTTGAACACATGGAAGTTGCACGCCGTGTTGGTGAAGTAATTACTAATATCTTTCCCTTAGCAAAAAATTACATACAAGAATAATAACGGAGTAGGCAATGCAGCATTTAGGAATTGAAATCCAAACAGGAAGAGATAAGAAATTAGGGGAACAATCATTTAAATTATTAAAAGACTATTATTGTCGGGATGATGAAAGATCCCCACAGATGGCTTACGCTCGAGCTGCAGTAGCGTTTACTAATGGCAATTCCAAATTAGCACAAAGAATATACGATTATGTATCACAAGGTTACTTCATGTTTTCTTCTCCTGTATTATCAAATGCAGTGCTGAAAGGTGAGAAGGTTAAAGCATTGCCTATTAGTTGTTTCCTTACATATGTACCTGATACCTTAGACGGATTGATTGACCATACGGCAGAGTTGCGATGGTTATCTGTTAAAGGCGGTGGCGTAGGTGGTCATTGGTCAGATATACGAGCAGTATCAAATAAAGCTCCAGGACCGATGCCGTTTCTACATACGGTTGATGCTGATATGGTTGCGTACCGTCAAGGAAGGACACGTAAAGGATCTTATGCTGCTTATATGGATATTGACCATCCTGACATTGTAGAGTTCATTAATATGCGTATTCCTACAGGAGACGTTAATAGAAAGAATTTGAATCTTCACCACGCTGTTAACTTAACTGATAAATTCATGGAAGCTGTAAGAGATGGCAAGCAATGGGGTTTGTTAGATCCTAATGATCAATCTGTACGTGAAATGGTTGATGCTCGTAAACTGTGGGAATTAGTACTCGAGACAAGATATCGTACTGGTGAACCTTATGTTAACTTTATTGATACCGCAAACAGATCTTTACCACAATCACAGAAGGATCTTGGTCTATCAATTAAAGGATCTAATCTTTGTAACGAAATTCACCTTGTGACCAATGAAGAAAGAACAGCAGTATGTTGTTTATCTTCAGTCAATCTAGAAACATACGATGAATGGAAAGATACGAATATGGTTAAAGACCTTATTGTATTTTTGGATAACGTATTACAGTTCTTTATTGATAATGCTGGTGACGAAATTAGTAAGGCAAGATATAGTGCTCAACAAGAAAGATCTTTAGGTCTTGGTGCTATGGGATTACATTCTTACTTTCAGAAAAATTCAATTGCATTTGATAGTCAAGAAGCTATTGATGCTAACGAAGAAATCTTCAGTAAAATTAAAGCAAAATCTGTTGAAGCAACATTGGAAATGGGCAAGCGACGTGGCGAGGCTCCTGATATGAAAGGAACTGGTCGACGTAACGCGCATATGTTAGCAATTGCTCCAAATGCAAATAGTTCTATGATAGTTGATACATCACCGTCTATTGAACCCTGGAAAGCAAATGCGTTTACATCGAGAACAAGAGTAGGTTCTCACTTAAACAAAAATCCACATCTTGAAAAGATATTAGAAACCATTGGCAAGAATACAGATGAGGTATGGTCAACTATTATTACAAGTGGTGGCTCAGTTCAACATCTAGACTTTCTAGATGATCATGTAAAGAACGTTTTTAAAACGGCAATAGAATTGAATCAACTTGTATTAATTAAGTTAGCAGGAGATAGACAGAAGTATTTGTGTCAAGGACAGTCCTTAAACATCTTCTTCCCGGCTGGTGCTGATAAACGTTACTTACATGCAGTACATTATCAAGCATGGGTAGAAGGTTGTAAAGGTTTATATTATTTAAGAACAGAATCATCAAGCAAGGCAGAAAACGTTTCTCAGAAAGTAGAACGCGAAAAGTTAGATGATATTATCAACCCAGATAAAGTACAGTTTGGATTATCAGACGATCAACAAGACGAGTGTGTTGCCTGTGAAGGGTAACATAGTTTTAACAGAATAAGAATATAAGGAAAAATAATATGGCTGGAGTAATACCCACCAGTAAAACAGGAAAAGATATGGAAGTTACAATTTACACTAAGTCCAACTGCCCCTTTTGCGAGAAAGCAAAGGCTTGGTTCACTCAACATGGAATAGGATACACTCAAGTAGTGTTAGACGATGAAGAGCGTCGCCTTGCATTTTACCAAAGAGTATCAAACGGTAAAGAAGTAAGGTCAATGCCACAGATATGGATTAACGATGAACACGTTGGTACCTATAATGATCTGATGGCAATATCAGACAAGTTAGTCAAAAAGCAAGGTGGCCTTTTAGAGTTTTCAGAAACTTATAAGCCATTCCATTATCCCTGGGCTGTTGAAATTACAACAAGACATGAGAAATGCCATTGGATTGAAGATGAATTAGATTTATCTGAAGATGTGTCTGATTGGAAAGGTGGTAAGATTAGCCAAGTCGAGAAAGATTATATTACAAACATTCTAAGATTGTTTACTCAGTCTGATGTTGCTGTTGGTCAGAACTATTTTGATCAGTTTATCCCTAAGTTTAAGAACAATGAAATTAGGAA